ATGCCTAAGACTCCTACATTACCATTAAAAACTGTTTTAGGTGCTCTTGATAAAAAGCAAAAAAAGTGGTATACAAGTCTAAACGACGAGCAAAAGAAAGCATTTAGCACCTGGATGATGATGCGATATGCAAGTAGTGTACAGGGGCAAAACGCCGCACACTATATATTAATGGTAAATGAGTTTGTAAATCAAAATTTTTCAGATGTTAGCAAACATCCTGAGTTACAATGGTTATTAATGAGCTTATGCGGTTCTGGCAAAGTGGAGTTTCATCCATATATAAAACCGCCGAATGCAAGAAAGAAAAAATCTAAAGTACAAGATCTTTTATCTGAAATGTTCCCACATTTAAAAAATGATGAACTAGATCTTTTGATGGAAATAAACGAAAAGGAAGTTTTAAAAGAATACTTTAAATCTAATGGTTACGATGACAAAACAATCAGAGACATCTTTGGCAAGTGACACTAAATGCAAGTGGTGTGAAAAAGAGTTTAGATCTGAAAGAACTCTAAGTGCTCATATGTGTCCACGTAAAAGACGTTGGGCAGATAGAGATATGACTCATGTTAGATTGGGTTACAGAGTATTCCAGATGTTTTATGAATTGAACACATCTGCTAGTAAACCCAAGAGTGTGGAAGATTTTATTAGAAGTCAATACTATGAAGGCTTTACAAAGTTTGGCAGAAGTTGTATTCGCAATGAATACTTAGAACCAGAGAAGTTTGCAGAATGGTTAATTAAGAACGGTAAAAAATTAGCAGACTGGAGCAAAGATAAATTGTATGATGAATTTTTGCTTGAGTATGTGAGAAAAGAACCAGGTATGAGAGCAACAGAAAGAACTATTGTTTATCTAAGTGAGTGGTCTAAAGACAATGAATGTCCCTGGAACGAATATTTTAAACATGTTACCACTCCAAGAGCAGTATATGATATTAGAGCGGCAAAAATTAGTCCTTGGGTATTGTATCTTAGTGAAACAGGTTGTGATATTTTAACTAAAATGAGCGATGAACAGTTGGCAATGATAAAGCAAGTCATAGATGACAAATTTTGGTTAAAAGTTTTTCAGAAGAATCCAGCAGAAGTTGAAGAAGTTAGAGCAATTTGTGTTGCGGCAAAAATTTAAAACATAAGGAAAGTAAATGAACGTAAAAATTATAAGCCATAGTCAAGCACCTTTTGATGATGCTTTGCATAAACACTCAGCATTAGACTTAGTGGCATATTGTGCTAGGGTAAGTAATCCTGACAACCAGAATAATATGGAAACTAGTGAAAAATTAGTTAAGTATTTGATGAAACACAAACACTGGTCGCCATTAGAAATGGTTAGTGTCTGTTTAGAAGTAGAAACGACCAGAGACATAGCAAGACAACTGTTACGTCATAGAAGTTTTAGTTTCCAAGAGTTTAGTCAGCGATATGCAGACCCTACACAGGATTTAAGTTTTGAAACTAGACAAGCAAGACTGCAAGATCCTAAAAACAGACAGAATAGTATAGAAGCAGATAACGACGGTTTAGAAATTGAATGGCATAAACGTCAAAGAGAAGTAATTAAAGCCGCCACAGACGCATATAACTGGGCTGTAAGCAACGGTATTGCTAAAGAGCAGGCCAGAGTAGTGCTACCAGAAGGAAACACTGTAAGCCGCTTGTATGTGAACGGTACGTTGCGTAGTTGGATACATTATATAGAGTTACGTGGTGCAAATGGTACACAGAAAGAACATATGGAAATCGCATGGGCGGTAGCAGATGTTATTAAAAAAATATTTCCTCTTGCAGAAGAGTTTAAAGGAAAAGAATTATAATATAAAGGTGGTTAATATGAGCAAATGGGAAAAAACTTACACATTACTTTTATTCCCAGTGGTTTTGATTTTAATGATTTTAGAACCATTGTGGGAAGAGTTAAAACGCATTCATAAAAATGGTGATTTATACTTCAATTATAAAAGTAATTTTAAAGATGTATATAATTTATACACCAAGGATATTTGGAAGTAATACTATTACGAGGGTTCCTTCTTTACCCACACTAACTTAATTTTTCTACGATCTAGCTCTATGAGACATTTACGTTTTACTTTAGGTTTTTGTCCTTCGTTTAAATATTTAATTAAATCTTCTTTAGACTTATGTTTTATGTAATCGTGTTCGTACTCAAAAGTTTTTCCTTTTCCTTTTATAAACTTTCTTGTTGATGGTGAAAATTTTACTGGCATCTTAACTCCTATGCTCTTGTTATTATGACATATATTTATAATATTTTATTGACACCCACAAATTTTCTTGTTATAATTTCATTATGAAGTTTGATTTTGACGTAGACATAGATATGGCTGACAGAGACAAATTCTTGAAATTTGTTAATCATACTTCAGCAAGTATCAAGAAAGATGGAAAATTTACAAAACACAATACAGGAGTATATTTTCAAGATATTCCTATATTTCCGTTAGAGCAATATAGTTTCATTGATCATAAAGAAGCAGAAACAGATGGGTGGTTTAAAGTAGATTTTCTTAATAACAATATCTACAAAGACGTAATAGATGAGACACATCTTAATGATCTTCTTTCTAAAGAACCTTTATGGGATCTTTTAGAACACACAGAAGTTGTAGAGCAATTATATCACATTAATAATTATGCAGATGTTTTAAAAGCATATAAGCCTACTAACATTGAACAACTAGCAATGATATTGGCTGTTATACGTCCTGGTAAAAAACATCTTATGGGTTCTACATTTGAAGAAATAGAAAAAACCGTATGGGAGAAACCTAATACTGATGAGTACTATTTTAAGAAGGCACATGCAATAGCCTTTGCTACAGCAATCGTTGTTCAATTAAATCTACTTTGTGAAAAAGTTAGTCGTCAGACTTCCTAACTAACTGTATTGTCCGCCTTTTAATTCTTTTCTTAATTATATTTTGCAGACTAGTTATAGGTCCAAACAATATTTCTACGTCCTTCATTGCAAAGGTCTTTAGGTAAGGAACATATTCTTTCATTTCTAAATGAAGAAAAACATCTATGGGCAGTTGTCTATTGCTTTCCCACCACCATATCTCTCCTAGATCTAGAAAATCTTTCTTTTTTGTTAAGGTAGGAATACTGTCAACATCGTAAAATGTTAAAATTTGATTATCTTGGTTTACAACTATGCCAACATATTCGTGTCCAGCATAAGATATCCCCGTCAAAAATTCGAATTGACTATAATTATCGCTCGTCATTTAAATTTATTTAGCAAAAAATCATTAGAAGATTTAAAAGTATGGTTCAGATAAATACTGATATGAGCAATTATAGTAATAGATTATATCTTTACGAAGATTATATAGACTTGGCAATTACCACAACAAGTCTCGAAGTGGATAACAGACCTATGAATAACAGAATTATAAAAGCCCACAAAGGGGTAACTAACGAAATATTTTTTAATATACGAAATAGAGACAGAAAGATGCAAAATGTTTTTTCTGATACTCTCAGAGCCTTTATTATAAATCCTACAACTAAGACAAGGATACTTTCAAGAGTACTTGAACATACTTCAGATGTTGGTAAGGTAAAGTTAGTAATATCAGAAGGCGATATAGCAAATTTACAATCAGGACTATACCAGATTTATATTACTCGTAGCCAAGACGAGTTACAGGATAGACCTGTTTATACAGACCAAAATAGTAATATTAAATTTGATTTAGAAATTTCAGATCAAATTGGATTACAGCCAATAGCAACTCAAGAAGATGCAACCTTTCTACAGACAGGTAATACAGTTCTTGGAGATGCGGCAAACACTTTTGTCAGTAGTGCATTAAGTGGTAACCAGGATAGAAATTTTGCTGAAGCAAGGCACACTTTAGCAGTGTATCCTAATTCTTATACAGGACAGGTAACTATTCAGGGTAGTTGTTTATCAGCAACACCAGACAGTGACGATGACAGTCAGGATTGGTTCAACATACTCAATATAGATATTGCGTCATCAAGTAATATACATCATAAATCATTTCAAGTAAATGCAAACTGGATTAGAATTGTAAGTAAGCCTACTAGTGGAACACTATCTAAAGTTATTTTAAGAAACTAAATTTCTCTTGACTATTCTTTAATCGTATAGTAAAATAATACTATGCTTGATATCGTTGTTGAATCTGTACATAGATTATTATTAGATCATTTGCCTGTGCGAACAAACCGCACACCAAGTGGTTGGACAACCTTTGATTGTCCTATGTGTAGTGATAAAAGAAAACGTGCAGGTATTATACAGGGAGGTCCTAAAATTAGTTATCACTGCTTTAATTGTGGGTATACTACAGGATGGGCTCCTAATCCTTACTTGGGAAAGAAATACAAAGACTTGGCTACTCAGTTAGGTGCAAGTAGTACAGATATACATGCAGTACAAATCTCCTTAATGAAAAACAGTGAAGATTTAGAAGATGTTGAGTCAAACGAATATGTATATAACTTTAGTAAATTTAAAAATGTTGAACTGCCTGAAAAAGTAGAGTTTATAGACTCGCTACCAGTTGACAACGAGTTGAGGCAGTATGCAGAACAGAGAAAATTATTAGGATTGTATCCATTACTGCATATTAATGATTTGGCATATAAAAAGCGAGTAGTGGTCCCTTTTATGTATAATGGCGAATTAGTAGGCTGGACAGGAAGGCATATAAATCCTCCTAACAAAGAAACGCCTAAATACTTACACAACATGCAATCAGGGTATGTGTTTAACATAGATAAGTTTACAACAGCAGACAGGCAGTTTGTCGTTGTGACAGAGGGGGTATTTGATGCTATACTACTAGACTGTATTAGTGTGCTAGGTAATCATGTAACTGCAGAACAAGCTCATTTGATTGATAAAATAGGAAAACGTGTTATACTATGTCCTGATATGGATGAGCCTGGCAAGGAATTAATAGACCAAGCTCTGAGTTTAGGTTGGGAAGTAAGTTTCCCAAACTGGGCACCTGATATAAAAGATGCCGCTGATGCTGTACAACGTTACGGTAGATTAGCAACATTACAAAGTATTATTGATAATGCGACAAACAACAAGATTAAAGCACAAGTAAAGGCTAAGATGTTATGATTTTATTTACTAATGGTTGTAGTTTTACATCTGGCACACCGTCTCCAGATTTAGTTATAGGCTCTGAACAATATACTGAGCAATGGCAGGAAGGTGAATATAGATTAGATGATTTTATATCTTGTTATCAACATGTTCCTTTTTCCTGGCCCAACTTACTGACGTCTGACAAAGTGATTAATCTAGGTAGACAAGGTTCTAGTAATGCAAGAATTCTAAGAACTACATTAAACTTTTTAGATAAAGTTGATCTGAAAACTCTACAAGATTGTGTGTTTGTTATTTGCTGGACTATGTGCAATAGACAAGAGTATTGGTATAAAAATGTACCTTTCAAAGTAGAGCCTAGATTTCCAGGTCATTATCAGGTTATGACACCACAACTAAGTAATAACCCTGAAGACTTTTATATTGAAGACGACTTACATTCCTGGATGCTACCAGGAGATCACCAGGTAGTGCCAGAAACTATTAATAAATATGAAGCTCTGTGTCGTGATATGTCAAAAGATATTTACGACACATTAACACAAATGATAGTTTTAAAAAATGCATTTGATTTTTATAATATAGATAAATTTTTGTACACCAGTATTTTTTGGCAAGGTACGGGATTAAATTGTGTAGACGACGAATTTAGTGGTTATACTGATTGGCATATCCCACTACTAAATATGTTACCACAAGACCATATTATAGAAGATACTTTGGTAGTAAATCAT